GGTTCTTTTTTGAGGAAACATGAAGAATTTTTTGGTTGACCCATTTACAACCGTCAAGATCATGATAGAATGATTCTTACCAACTGACCTGTTGGGATCAACTGAAAGGAAATTTATCATGGCAACCAACGCAGAACTTACCAACCGCTACAACGAACTGGCTACCCAGCTGGGCAAACCGACCATCGCCCCCTGGAAGAACAAGAAGGAGATTCTTGAAGCCCGGATCACCGAACTCGAATCCCAACTGAAGCCAGCCAAGAAAACCGTCAAAGCCCCAAAGGCCGACAAGCCCACTGTGGAGAAAGCTGAGAAGTCCTTACCAGAATTGGTCAAGGCTTTTACCACACTGTTGGCAGCCGAGACCCCGCCCTCCGAGGCAGTAAGGAAAGTCATGGAACAACACCCGAAAGCAACCCGCATCCAAATCAAGCACTCGGCCATCGCCGCAGGTATCAACGGCCTCACTGCCCGTAACACCTTCGACCGCGTCCGGAGGGCAGCATGAAACTGGACTTCACCCCGACCCGTCAGAAGTTGACCCTGGACTTCCGGTGCCGAATCTTCATGCGCGACAAGACCCACACCTACCTGTGGCTTCGCGACGGTCGCTCTTACGGCTACTTCCTGACGATGGACTCTGGCACTATCGAGGTGGCCAAGCTGGAGATGGTGAAGGAACCTACCGAGTTTACGAGAACGGTCAAAAGTTCTGGGACTTGGAACCCTTCAACAAGCCCTACTCGTTCGAGAAAGCCGTTCGCATGTACTGGGAGTCGACGATGGGCCGCAGTGAGAAGGCTGAGCAGGAAATGTGCTCTATCCTGGGTACCGAGCCAGGCCGCAAGTCTATCCGGGCTATGGATACACCCCAGCCAAAAGCCCAGGCAGCCGCCTCGGAGCCAAAGAAGCCCTCTGTGGGCGGGTATTCACTGGCTGACCTGTGCGCTGAGATAAACATGGACCCTTCCGAGGCCCGCAAGAAGCTCCGTGGCAGGGTCGAGAAACCCGGCTCCAAGTGGGAGTGGGCAAGCAAGGAAGCTACCTCTCACGTGAGAGCCATCCTGATGGAGGCTCAAGTTTGAAAATCAACCACACTGCTCGCTACCAAGGTCGGTTCGGGATTCGCCGAACCCTCCGCGGGTATCAGCTGAAAGCTGCAAAGGTCGGAACCGACAATGATTCTTACGCTCTGCTGATGGCGCCCCGTCTGGGGAAGACCCGCATTGACATCGCTGTCGCTGGATACCGTCGGAAGGTCAACAAGATTAAGCGCTGGGTGATCATTGCCCCGGCGATCGCGAAGCAGGTGTGGGCAGACGAGATTGCCGAGGTTCTTGACGTTCCGTTCTACCTGGTAGATTGTCGAGGGAAAGGCCAAGGAACGTAAGCTGCTGCTCAAGGACTGGCAAGACCAACNGGNCAAACTGTCGATCGTGGTCATGAACCATGAAGCCACCTGGAGCTCAAGAAGTTTCTGTACAAATTCAACCNTGACAAAGTCACGGTGGATGAGAGCCACAAAATCAAGAACCATGCGGCGAAGCAGTCCCGCACNATCCACACACTGGGGAAGCGAGCCAAGTTCCGTTCCATCCTGACGGGCACGCTTCTCTCTACTCCGACTGACGTCTTCTCTCAATACAANTTCCTCGAGCCCTCCATCTTCGGGGAGCGCNGGGCTGACTTCCTCGAGCAGTACGTGGACACCTACGGNTTCGGAGGCCACAAGCCCAAGACGTTCAAGAANCTAGACGACCTGCANAACANGCTTCTGTCGGTTGCGTTCCGTCTGACCCGAGAGGAAGCGGGCGGCTTCCCAGAAGAGCAGTATCAAACCATTCATTTCGAGCTGACCAATCCCGCCCTGCGTCACTATCAGGAGATGGAGAACCAGCTCAAGACTATCGTTCATGGTAACGAGGTTAACGCCGAGATTGTTCTGACCCAGACACTCCGGATGCAACAAATCACGGGTGGCTTCCTGCCGGTTCTGGAGCCTGACGAAGACCAGGCAACCAATGTGGCACTGGGTAACGACCGGATGCGCGCCCTCGTAGGGGTTCTGGAAGAGTACGACAACACCGAACCACTGGTCATCTTCGCCAGGTTCCGCTACGAGCTCCAGGCTATCCTTGACCAGCTCAAGAAGATGCGACGCTCGGCGAACTTCATCGCTGGCGGAATGAAGGGCAACACACGAGACCAAGCCAAGGTGGACTTCCAGAAGGGGAAGGTCAACACCTGTGTGGTTCAAATCCGGGCGGGCGGAATCGCCATCGAACTCAGTCGGGCGAACACGGCCATCTTCTACTCCTCGACCCACAGCTTCATTGACTACGAGCAGGCCAAGGCTCGCATCATCGCCCGTACTGGGGGGAAGGTCTCGTTGCTTCACTTGGCCGCCAGAGGAACAGTGGACGAGGACATCATTGAATCCGTCCAGACCAAGCAAAGTCTCGCCGAAAGAATCTTGAAAAAATTCTCTTGACAACCTCAAGATCATGGTAGAATGGGGCTATCAACCCAACCATAGGAGAACTGAGATGGAAGATAAAATTATCAACCGCATCAAAAAGATGCTGGCACTGGCAAACGACGCGGGAGCCACTGAAGGGGAACGGGACAACGCCCTTCGTATGGCGTACAACCTCCTGGCCAAGCATAACCTGACCATGGCCACAGTGGAAGGTCACAGCAACGATGAGAAACGGGAGAAGAACGCCGAGCAGTTCTACGGCAGACCCTGGGCTCTGGTAGCGGCTCAGGCTGTGGCCAAGCTGTTCTTCTGCGAATACTTCTACATGCGCAGCTCAACCAAGAACCACGTCTACCACTATTTCGTTGGCAAGGAATCCAACTCAGTGACTGCACTGGAGATGGCCAAGTACCTGGTCGAATCCATTCGCAAAGAATCAAACCGCCGGATGCGGGAGCTGGGCGAGAACGTGACCTGGAGACGTAGCTTCGCCACTGGTGCTGCGAACCGTATCAGGTCCAGGGTCAATGAGCTGAAGACNGAAGCCAGCGCCCCAGCCGTATCCACAGGAACCAGCCTAGTGCTGGCGTCCCTGTATGACACCGAGCGGGAAGCGAACCAGCTGTGGTTGAAGGAAACCGGGGTCGAGCTCAAGACAGCTGCCAGCCGAGCCAAGAACTCGGTTGACCCTGGAGCCTATACCCGAGGACAACGTTACGGGGACTCGCTAAACCTCAACCGTCAACTCGAATCCAAAGAAAAGCAGAAATTATTGGGTTAGACCCTTTACTTTCATCTTGATCATGATAGAATGATCTCATCATCAACACAAAGGAGAAAGTAACATGTACCTGGTCTATCAACTCAATACCGACACGGATTCTGGAGAAGTCTTCGGAATGCCGGTTGGCTACACCGCCGACGAATCCATCAACCAACTGACTGCCCGTGCTCAAAGTATTGAATTGACGGATTTGGTATATAATACCGAGGCCAACACCGATGAACGTATCGGGGACTACACCATCAAGGCCACAGGGATTCATCCCGACGGCTACCAGGTGGAGCTCTTTCTCCAACCGCTGGCACAACTAGACTAAGGAGAAAGAAACATGTGGAACCCATTTACAATCGACGATGATGGAGATAGAATGGACCTGTCAAGAGCTTTATCCAAAGTTCGAGACGAAATCGACAACCTCTACCACCTGGAGAATGATATGACTGCTGTTAAGAAACCCACTGCCGTGAAAAAGCCCGCAACCAAGACCGCTGATGAAGCTGTTACCAAAAAGCCCGCAACCAAGAAGGAACCTGCCGAAAAGGTCTCCCGTCCTCGCGGTACTCCTGAAGGCCACATCGGTCTCAAGGAACTCGCCGAAGAAACCGGCCTCAAGCCTGGTGCTCTCCGCCGCAAACTGCGCTCCCTCGAGAACATCACCAAGCCTGAAGGTCAACATGGCTGGGTCTGGAAGGAAGGCTCTCGCGACCTGGCTGCTGTTCGCAAGGCACTGGCCAAAGCTGAGTAATCCTTTACCGGACACAACTCAAGGCCCCGTAACTGGGGCCATTTTCTTGGGAGCATTAGGTGAAAGAATCAACCCTATGGGGACACCTCAAGCCTGAGCTGAAGCGGGTTGGGAAGTTCCAGAAAATCTCTGACCGATTCACCCCAGGGATACCCGACACGCTGGGCTGCCTGAATGGCATCGGTGTGGCGATGGAGTTTAAGGAGCTGGATGGGGTCCGAGTACTGAAGGCCAAGTTTCGACCTGGACAGCTGGACTGGCTCCGCGATTGGGAGCAAGAGGGAGGGGTGTCGTGGATCGTGTCCACGTTAGGCCAAGTGGTCTATGTCCACAGCTGGGACTTTGGCGCAGTGATAGAAAAAGGCTCCGACCCCTCAACCGTAGAGAAACGAGCCCTACTGGTCTTCGCGAAGAATCGGAGCAACACCTGGAGAGACTTTGTGAACTTACTTGCAGCCCTCGACGACCGCTTCGAGTGAGCCTTCGTACTTTCTTGACCGAGCCCAGTCACGGACCAGCGCCAGAATCTTCTGGCCATCCGTGGCTTCTTTTTGTAGAGCCTCAGTTTCGTAGGTCGGGCGAACCGGAACTTCTTTGACACATTCCACACGAACAGGAACCTTGACTTCGGTCACCGAAGGTGGTGTGGATGCGCAGCCCGTCAGTGCCAGAGCAACCAAAACCAAGAGCAGAAAATAGCCAATCCAAAATTTTCCGGCAGTAGTCATCTTCGTAGCTCCTCAAACACTTGGTTGACTGCGGGCATCGCGTCCTGGCAGGTTACCGCTTTCGCGTCTTTCACCCTAGCCAGTGCGTTGTCTGCCCGCTTCCCGTTGACCTGAGCCCGCTGAAGCGCCAGGGCTAATCGTTTGTCGGCCTCGTCTTTCTGTCGCTTCAGTTCATCTACCGCTGAGTTCTGGCCTTTAATGGAAGACCTCAATTCAGCGGCGGTGTTTTGCTCAGTGGTAAGTTTGTCCTGGAGACGGTCTCGTTCATGGCTCGCTAGGAGCCACTGGAAGCCGCACCAGGCACTTAATACGACCAGGGCTATGGAACATACCTGCCACAGCCTGGAAGTGAGCCAGGCAATCATTTAGCTGCCTTCTTGGCGGCGACTACCGACGGAAGAACTACCGACGGCACGTTGTCGTGAATCACCAGGGTGACAGACTCGCGGTTCTTGCAGGCCTTTTCGATTTGAGGCAGCAGCTCACTGAAGGCCTTACGGGACTCACCGATGAAGTTGTCGTCTTTGGTGTGGCCTACCAGAATACAGCCCTCGGTGTCTTGCTCGTCGTTTCCCGGATGGATGCGAACCCCGACGTAGTTGCGAACCCCGTTGACCAGAGGCATCGGCTTCCCGAACTTTGGGCTGAAGGTCATTTCAATCGGGTACGCCCCAGAAGGGATCGCCGTCTTGCCGTAGACCTTGATACCGGGCTGGCGAACGGTGTCTTCCAGCGTGTAGCAGAAGAACTTGCCGTCAATGGAAAGTTCACCAATGGTAGAGGTTTCGGTGTAGATTTTGCGTTCAAGTTGAAGTTTCATTTTTTGGTTTCCTGAAGTGTTGACGATAAACTACGGCCATGGCAATGATGAGAACCCCGAAGTTGCCGATAATCTCGGAAGCATCAGGATGCACATAGCCGTAGAGAGGGCCTATCGTTGAGGCGAAGGACCCCACCGCTAGGAACTGGTAGCCCCACGCGTAGCCGCTCCACCAAGGCCACTTTCTCGAGTTGAGTAAGCAGATACAGTGGTAGAACAGTGCGGCACAGACGAGACTGTTGAGCATTGACAAAGGATGCGAGAGGATGTAGTCCATGGTCATACTCCCAGACGGTTTTTGACCCATGCCCACGCGGTAGGAATGCCGACCTGCCAGCCCGCTCCCAGGAGGAGCGAGGAGGCGTGTCGAGGCAGTTCATCCCCCAGGGCTCGGAGCACTTCGAAATGAGCCACACCTATGGCCGCCAGAATGGGAGAACCCACTCCTGCGACCAGCATGCTTGTTCCGATGTTGCCCAGTGCCACGAGACGAGAAGTCTTCTCCGACCGAGATAGCATGATGAGTGACCCAAAGAGGCCGAAAAGGAGGGAGTCGTAATGCATCCCGAGCAGCGTGCCCGTGACCGCGACGGTTCCCACCGCCAGTGTGATTGCTGTTTGAGAGGCTGGTTCTGCTGCCATTATTTGAGTCTCGTAGTTGGATAGTCCAGCATCCAAAGATGTTGGGGTGTTAGTCGTCGAAGGATGTCTGCACGGTAAGGCATGAAGCCCGCCATCAATCCAGTAGCCATGCTCAAGCCTATCCATGCAAGAACCAGCCCGAATCCTGACAGCCGATCGTCGATAGAATTCACAATTTAGCCCCCGGCTTGATAGAAAATTTCAGTGGTGCGCGATGGGCGTTAGTCGTTTGCGGATTCTCGACGAACGGGTCGAAAAGCCATCCGATATTGACGTAAATCGAGCGTTTCAGAATTGGCACTCTGACAATCTTCATCCACTGAAAATAGTCGCCGTACTGCGCTGTAAAAGATTGCCCTGCATGGTCAGGATTGCGCTTGTCTAGCCGTGGATTGCCGACTGAGGCAATGTCTCCAATGCGGTCAAACTTTGCCGACAGAGGCCCGTATATCAAGCCGTAGGCACTATTGCGCACAAGCCAAAGCACTTGGCCCAGATAGCTCTTGTAAGCTGGGTAATGCACCGTCTGCCACCCCTTGTCGCCCCACAGCGAATTGTCGGGCGTCTGAAACCAGCTTAACCATTTCGGCAAGCGAGGTTCATACAATCTAGCATTGTTGTTGTCTGAATTACCAAGCTGCACAGTGGCAAAGAGAGGCAAGATAGGCGCTATAAGTGTGGCGAATACGTCAAAAGCGAAATTAATTAGCAGATAAATGACATAGCGTAATCGACCGTTACTTTGCGGTGTCAATCCGAGGTAAAGTAATACGAACGGCAAGGCACAGAGATAGAGCACCAGCAACAGCGTTCTGGCGAATAGCATGATGGGGTAGTCGATGATCCTCATGTCAGCTGTGCCCGAAGCGCTTCAATCTGTGAATTCGCACCAGATAACCAGCCGTTGTCTATGCCTAGGATGGCTTCTCGTTGTCGGCGCAGGGTGATGGTTGCTTCTATGGCGGCGATCTGCTGTTTTATCAGATCATCCGGTAGCGGCGACGGCCGGTCTTGCAGCACAGGTCTTCCGTCTGCATCGGCAGCGATGATCTTGCCTTGCCCTTGCCCGGCGAGCAGCGCGGCATACTCTTCAGCGGTGACGTCGACCGCATCAGCGGGGATTGCGTCACCGTGAATTTCGCGGTCGTAAAAACCGCCGGTTTGTGCAGAGTATTGCATCGTCTATCTTCCTTTAGTTGCCGATTGCCAACCAGCTAGCTGCGGCGCCCAGAGCATTGGAGGACGAGGCAGTAAAGCCGGTAGTAGTCTGGTTGTATGCGCTCATTGCGACCACCTTCTGGTATGCTGCCTGGGCACCATCGTAGTTCGCCGGACTGATCAGAACTTGACGGCATGCCGTCGGGTATGCAATCGGGAATGTAACTGCGACTCCAGCGGCATAAATACCGCTACCCCACTGTACGATCAGACCGCTCGGAAGCTTCTGGTAGCCAGAGGCGGTGAGGGAGGAACCGAATTTTCGCGAATACTTCAGAAACTCGTCGCCGTGTTGAACCATCCCCCAACCGTTGCCATCACTGTTTCGCTGGAACACTCCGGAACAGTCTTTCTCAAGCGTTATCGAGCCATAAGATGTACCGACCGCAGAAAGCGTATCAGCGCCAGACGGCGAGACTGCTCTGGCAGCCCCGATAGCATTGACAATGATTTGCGTGCCAAGTGGAACAGAAGAGGCAGCGGGTAAGGTTGTTGCGCCAGATACGTTGTGAAGCTTGCCGACATCAGAAGCGGACAGAACAACCGCACCGCCCGCCCAATTTACTTGACCGGCAACGCTCCCCAACGCCCGCTGCACGAACTCCGTCGTCGCCAGGCTCGTGTCGTTGTCGAACTGCGGGGGCGTAGTCCCTTCCGCATTCAGTTCAGCAAGGGTGAAGCCCCAGCGAGTCCAGTAAGTAGGTTGAGTCGTCGGGTCTTTGTTGATCCCCGTCAGGATGGCCTTGTACGTCTTCCCGTCGCTGCCCATAACTCGGGCGTTGACTGGGTAGTCTTCAGTCGAGTCCCACACTGGGATGCCCATTTGCATCATGTACCGTACGCCCTGGGCGAGGTATTTCAAAATCCAGTTGAACCGCTTCCGTGAAGGCGGGACATTGGATAGTGGCCATCCGGCTTGAATCTCGGCGTTCGTCGGTTGGAGAACGTCAACGCCCCCCGCCGATTCACCCCAAGCCGGTAGCACCGTTGGTTTGGTGTACTGTGTCATTGCTTAAAACTCCTCTGCGAAAATGCCTCCGGCCGACGCGTCGTCGAAACCCTTAGCGGTTGGTTGATCATCGAACCCAAAGTAGGAGTCCGGTTGAAAAGAGACCACACTACCGATGCGAACCCCGTTCGGTCTCGGTAGCAAGTCCAGTGTGGAGATAAGGGTCTGCTCGATTAACGTTAAGTTTCGACCGATGCCGACCCGAATCTTCATGCCCCCAACGTCTTCCACTACGTTGAGGGCGCCTTGGAAGATATACTGCATGCCTGCTAGAATATCCTCGTTGGTTCCAATGGCGTGATTCTTAAGAATCTTCGCCCGAATGAGCAACCGATACTCAGGGTCACCGAGTACGGATGTGGCTGTGTATGGTTCATCTTCATCTCGGAACCGAGCCCCGATGCCGGGGTTCTCCTCTTCCCCGAATCGAACTCCGCCAGCTGTGTCATCGAACCCGAAGAACGGGATGAGCAGCGATGCCGGAATGTACCGAGAGACACCGACAATGTCGCCTATCACGTCCAGGTTGACCCCCGTCGTCGTGTCAATATCCGTGATTTGCTGGACTGACTGAAGGGCGTCTTCGATGTTCTGACACTGAGTCGCCAGTTTGCTGAGTGCCAGCAGAAACTTCGTCGACTCCGTGTACTGGGTAGCTACCCGCTTTCTAGCTTCGTCGGCGTGTATCATACTTCATTCACCACGATTCGTGAGGGGTCAATGCTCACCAGCTGATCAAAAGCAGCGGTGACGTTCGCCTCGGTTGTCGGGCCTGCTGATGTACCAACCCAGATAGACGTGATGTAGTGGTTTGGTATCGTATTCGCAGGGGTGTAGAGTCGGCTGTTGAGCAGGGGCTCCCCAATCGTTAGAGTCAACCCATAGTTCGTCAAAGCGGTCTTGATTCGAGCCGTTCCATCAGTCGGGTAGCCAGGGCGCTTCGTGACGTTCACCACAATGTAAGCGTTCACGTAGGTAGGCCGAGAGAACTTGACGGTCTGGGTGAAGCCCTGGGAGTCCACCACAGACTGCGAAAGAGCCCCGACCATCGTAGTGCCTGCGGTCTTCTTTTTCCAGATAACCGCCGCGATGTCGGCAGCCGTTCCGCCCTCAACGATTGCGTAGATACTGTGGGGAGCTTGACCGTTCCCGTCGACTGCGTCTGAGTAGTTCTCATAGACACGGGCTACCCGAACCCCCGCCAGGTTCGTGATTGCCCCGTAGACCGCATCCAAGATGCACTGGGCTGGGGTATTCGTGGCAGCCTTCCGGCGAATACGTAGTTCCTCATCGGTCTCTTCAGCCTTCCCGACCACCGCAGCCAGTGCGTTCGTGGCAGTGAACCATCCATAGATTGGCGTATCAATCTTGGTCAGTGTTCCGGCACTGGCGTAGGTCGCGGCCATCACGGTGCACTTNGCCGTTACTGTCGCGAGACCNTTGCCATCGAANGTGACGTCGTTCTGAGTGGACCAAGTGGAGTTATCCACCGTAGACTTCACCAGGCTTCCAGTTGGAACAGTGACCCCCGGCGTNCCTGTCAANGACAGGTCTGCAGAGCTGTAGCTGCCTGCTTGNCNACGNATACCGTTGAACTGCACGACCCGAGACAGTGCCACACCNGCAGNGGTGTTCGGGTTCAAGCTGTTGTAGGTATCCTCNGCNAGCTGGTCCAAATCACTGAGNCGCTCAGAGAAGATGCCCAGCAGTTGACCNTCCATGTCATCTGGCTCGACTTGAATGTCACTGCCGAAGATGCNNTGNTAGTCTGCCTTGAGCTGGGCCAACCGTTCGTCTAGTCGGGTTCTGAGAAACCCCAATGCTGATACTGTTGTCATCGTGTCACCTGAATGTTAACGGTTGATCCATAAATCGTNGACACCGTGCAGTTGATCGTGAAGCGNCGNGTATCTCNGTTGAGTGATGCACNCCAGTTTGAAATGGAGTCCACCCCNTCGGTGTCCANGATAGTTTGCTTCAAGACCGACTCCGCATAGTTGANGTCTACGGGCTTGGTTGTAATNTTCTGCAGNTAAGGCACTCCGGCATCGGTATCCAGGAACCACTCGCCTTGAAGCAAGTAGAGCCTGGTCTTGGCCTTTTGTGCCACACCTTCTGCATCCTTCGCAATGTTTCCCAAACCACGGCCGAAGGTCATATCGTGGTTTGTGTCGAGTCGTCTTACTCTCATGGGTTAGGTCCATTCGTAACAGTGCCAGTTTCATTATGGGTGTGGTTCGAGCCGATGTTTTTACCGTTGCTAGTAATCGTTCCACCGCTGTGGGTTACGTTGCCAGACATCGTTACGCCAGAGCCCCCACTCACTGCCATGCCGCCCTGTCCGGTGATCTGCCCTGACGTCGTGCTTGTTCCTGTTCGGTTCAAGTTTCCAGTCTGGGTGTTGTTACCTTCATGGACGATATTGCCTTTGATGAAGATAGTTCCATTCGTCAGCTTGATGTAAGTGCTTCGGTCTCTGGTTCGAAGCTCCGCCCCGTCGGTTTGCACAGCGCTGAGCTTTCTCGGCTGACTGTTGACCCCCACCTGGGCGAAAGCATCAGACAGGTCATGCAGTCGATACTCCGCCGGAAGTTGAACACCTCCATTCACGTGCCAGTAGTCAATGCATCGTTCACTAAAGAACAGAATGCAGTCATCGCCCGCCTTCACGGGAAAGGTCAGGTAGAAGTCTCCGCCACCAGGAAAGGCCACAGGAACATCCACACAGACTGGCAGAGCTACCGAGCCCTTCTCGCTGAAGATTCGCTTGATCGCCGGTTGAACCGATGCCGTTTGTGTGGCAGGGT